GGACACGGAGTCCATCGGGGCTGCCGATGCGTGGTCGGCGCTCGCAGCCAAGACCGACGTCACCATCATCGGGATGGGCCGTGGGACCAATCGGCCGGCCTTCACATGGACGGTCACGGCCTCTTCGGTCCTGTTCGACGTGGCCAACTTCCGCATTCACAACTGCCAGCTTTTTCTGGCGGGGGCGCATGCGGCTGGTTCGGCGTTGACCGTCACTGCTCCGATCACGGTGACGGCGGCTGGCTGCGCCATCACCGACTGCGACATCTTCTTCGGGTTCGACTCCGACCAGAAGGTGACGATCGCGATTACGGTGACGGCCGGTATCAAGTTCCACTTCAAGCGGAACTACTGCTACGGCGCGACCGCGGCGGAGTGCACGTCGTTCCTTTACCTCGACGGTGCGAGCTTCTGTCAGATCTACGACAACACCATCATCGGCGGGACCAGCTCGACGACGGTGGGGGTGGTTAGGTTCATCAACAACGCCTCGGTCGGGATCGACTTCCGCCGCAACAACCTCGTCAACATGAAGGCCGTCTCGATTCACGCGGTCACGCAGATGGCCGGTGTTCTGGGTCTCGTGTCTGACTGCTCGATCGGCATCCTCGACGGCGCGACGTTGGCCGGCTGGGTTCCCGCTGGCGCTGGCGACGGCCCGCTGTTCTTCCGCTGCTACACCGCCAACCTGGCCGGCGAGAGCGGCGCCCTCACAACCCCGGTGAGCACGTAATGGTCAAAGGCAAAGACAAGGACGACTTCACGCCGATCGTGGTACCGCCTCCGGTCCCCAGGTCGGAGCCGATGCCCCAGACCGGCTGTGTGGTCTGCGGCAGCTACGAGGGCGAGATGACCGGCGCCGCTGGTCACGCCCGCTGGCACTCAGCGTGCGAAGCCTCGCGTCCTGACTGCATCGCCAAGGTTCGGGCGCGCGCCTAAGGAAGCGACGGAGGGCACATGGCTAGCCCAAACGATTACCCGGGCGGCCTGAACCTCGCAGGTACCGTCTTCCAGAACGGGCCCGCGACCCTGCAACTCGACGGGCGTGTCTACCTATCTGGCCTCGTCCAGTGGCTAGACACGATCAACGGTAACAACGCCAACGCTGGCAACAAACCTGAGTTGCCCGTCGCCACGCTGGCTCAGGCGGTGACGAACAGCGCCACGGACGGCGTGATCATCATCGGTGAGGGTTCATCCGAATCCCTGGTTGCATCGCAGGTTCTAGGTGTGGTCGGCCTGTCTATCTTCGGATGCGGGACTGGCTCTAGCCGACCCCGCTACACCTGCACCGGGGCTGTCAACATGTGGAACGTGACGTCCACTGGAACGTGGATCGAAGGGATTTACTTCCCCGCGTCTACGGCTGCGGCTACCTGCCGGATTGCGATGGCAACCAGTGCGGTCACCGTCAAGGACTGCTACTTCGAGTGCGGGGCATCGGACACAAACAGAGCAGTCAACATCACTGGCTCGTACAATCGAGTCACCGGATCGTCGTTTGTAGTGACGGCATCTCGTCCAGCGATTGGCCTCGAAATATCCGGGGCGATATCAGACCAGACGATCGAGGACTGCGTATTCGACGGCGGGTCATATGGATGGACTGACTACGCGCTGAAGGTGTCCGCTGGCGCATCTCGAGTCCGTGCGTTCAACAACACGTTCACGAACCAGTCCGACTACGGCCACACGGTCACCGCGACCACGTATCAGATCTACGGGCTCACCATCGGAGGGACAGGAAACGTCCTGCTCACGGCGTGATCATGGCTTACGTCACGCCAGACAAGTTCTCCCCGTATCCCCGCGTGTGCGACGTGTGCGGGCAACTCCGTTCCATCAACACGATGCGGAAGCTCGACAACATCACCTGGGTTTGCGACAGGCACACGGGAGAGCGTACGGCGATCATGCTGGACACGCTCAACGCCCACGCCCGTCCTCCGCAGACGTGGCCGAACAAAGATCCGAAGCCGCAGAACCCGCACTACCCGAACCGGCTGGAGGCCGACGAAGGGGCGCTGTTCAACTTCATCGACCAGCAGATCACAAATCAGGGCCGCTATGAGAATGTGACCTCGGGGGACGGGGGGACGGTCGCCGTCGACATCGTGGCGGCCATGGCGTGGAGCGCGAGGTATCTCTACGACCTCATCATCCAGAACACGAGGCCAGAACGGCTCATCGTACGGGCGAAGACGTTGCTCGCCACGGCTGCGACCTACATCCAGACGAGACAGAAGGGCTTCGGCATCACCAGCGGAGGAAGGGCGGTAGATCCGTTCTACGGCGGTGTGCTCGAGGCCAGCGCTTCGACCTACGTTACCCAGAACGTCGCCGCCAGCGGGCTGGCACTGCTGTACGCCTACCGTGTCCTGGGGACGCAGACGTATCTACTCGGCGCCAGGGCTGCGGCGACCTACCTTCGAAACGTTCAGGCCATCGGCTCGAACGGTGCTCAGTTCACGTCAAGTGATTCGGCCGGGACCGCCCGTCTCTACACGGGGGCTGTGGCGTCCGAGGTATCCACGACAGTCGGCGTTGACCCGGATGAGGCGTTCTACTCGAACCATCTGTTCTACCCTAGCGGCCTCCTGGCGCTGGAGTTCTGGGACGAACTCGAAGAGACGGACGGAGATCAGAGCATCGGCGCGACCGCGGCTGTGATCGGATTCATCACAACCCCTGCTCAACTCATGTCCCTGTCTATGGAACAGATGCGGGAGTGTTGGGCTGACGGTATCCGCGGCTCCGACGGCGAGACGTACACCGGCCTCTCCGCGACGACCCCCAGGGAGTATTTCAACGCCTACCCGTTCACCAAGCCCCAATTCCCGGTCACCGTAGGCACGGGCCGGTGGGCGTTCTTCGACGGAACCTACGCCGATGGGACGATGATTTCGGGCCAGAACTTCGCCATCGCCCTCGGGGCTCTCTACGCCTACGAGGGAGCGTCGACACAGGTTCTATCGGTCGCCGCTTGGCTGCGTACCTTCACCAGCAACGAAGAATTCGAGACCCCCGACGACACCTCGGCGTCGGTCCTGGCGAGGTCTGAAACCGGGGATTACGACGCGACCCAGGGGATAGCGTCCCTACTCCTGGTCCGTGATGCTGACGACGACTACGCCGCTATCGCGATGAATGCCTCGAGCCTCTACGACTGGGGGGCCTTCGGCGTTCTGTCTCCGCTGTGGGGGAGCCAGTACATGGCAAGCTTCAAATCTGCCCGCCTCCTGCCCCTGAACATCACCCAGAGGTACCAGGACGGCAAGCTTAGCGACGGTCTCTACTTCGACCGCGTGGAGCTTCGTGGCGGGTCTGGGCTGTCGATGCAAACGTCGTTCGTGAACGACGTGGGACTGTCGATCATGGCGAACGATGCCGTCAGGGCTGCTCAATTCGGCCGCAGTTTTCGGGAGGCGCGCCAATGACCGCAAGCACGGACACTTCGTTCGATCTTTCCCGAACGGGCATCCTACGGAACGCCTACCAGAAGCTCGGCGTCGTGCCGGCGGGGCAAGACCCGTCCAGTGACTACCTGGCGATGGGGTCGGACGCTCTGAACGTCGTCTCCCAGAGCTGGGAGAACAAGGGCGTGTTCCTGGCCCGCTCCGAGCGGACCACGACGACGCTCGTAGACGGAACGGCCGAGTACACGACGGACATCGACACGTTGGACATTCTGGTCCGCCATCCCTACGTCACCGACAACAGCGGAATCGACACGAAGGTGGAGATCATCACCCGCGGTCGGTACATGGAGATCACCGACAAGACCGACACGGGTCAGCCGACGTTGATGATGGTCGAGAAGACGGACCGCGTCCGCTTCACGCTCTACCCGGTCCCCGACTCCACGGTCGCGAGCATCACGTACCCGCGGACTCTGTTGCTGACCGACATGGACACGGCGGCGAACACCACGGGCCTGCCTAGCAAGTACCTCAAGGCTCTGATCATCGAGACGGCGGTGGAGTTGTGCCCGCACTTCGGCTTCATGGACAAGATGAAGGCGCTTCGGGCTGAGCTGAACATCGCCATCTTCGAAGCGACGAACGACGACACCGAACGGGGAAATTTGCGCATGGTGCCTCGCTACGGACTTTCTTGGAGACGCTGACATGGGACCGATCCAACTGATGTTCGCTCAGGCCATGCGGGACCCTGAGCTGCGCATGATTCTCGAACAGCGCATGCGAGAGGAGCCGGGAGAGCTCGGCGCAGAGTCGATGTTTAACCAGCGGCCGGGACTCGGCCCGCGCCCCTATCGCGACATGCGGCAAGAGGGCCCATCCCCGCCCACAGGCGGCCCCATCACGGCGATGTTCTCAAGAATGGGAGGTTTTCAATGACACCGAATTGGCTTGGACCGTTGCAGTGGATGTTTCAGAACGCCGGTGGTGGCGGCGCCAACCCGTGGACTGGCGGCCAAACTATGGGCGGAGATATGCAGATTGGGCCCGGCGGCGGGATGCAGAGTGCGCAGCGCGGCCCGACGATGGGCGGCACCACAAGCGACTCGCTCATGTACGGATACGGCGGTCCAGGGCTAAGCCCAGCGTGGACGGGCGGACAAACCGTCGGTGGCGACATGGGCACCGCACCGGCGGGACAACAGACCATGGGCGGCTCGACCAGTGACACGCTTATGTCTGGCTACAACGGACCAAAGGGCCTGTCGCGATTCAAGCACGGTGGTCAAACGACCGGCGGAAACATGGCTACGGGTCCGATCTCGGCAATGTTCGGTCGTAGGTAATGTCGAACTACGCCGCCCTCATCGAAGTCCTGTCCGTCGCAGGCTCTCGCCTGTCCGACGGGACCGCCAACGCCTCGGGGACTGTCTGGTTTTTCGAACCGGGCGGCAACACGCCCGTCAACGTCTACTCAGACGCCGAAGCTTCAGCCATCGTCACGCAACCCATCGTGCTCAACGAAGGCGGGCTCGTAAGCTCGGCTGACTACCCTGACGGCATCTTCGCTACCCAGCCGGTTCGCCTACTCATTCAGGACGCGGACACCGCTACCGTTGCTGACCTGATCTACATCCCGGCCACGGCTGGGAATGTCGGCCTCAACAACGAAGGCTGGACGGGGACGACGGAGGACGAGGCCTGGACCGCTCTCTTCACGTCGGTCGGTGGAGTTGACGGGACGTACAAGGAGAGCGGAGGGGCAACTAGCCGGACGATCCACGACAAGTTTCAGGAACAGGGAATCTACGTAACGGACTTCGCTGACGTGGACCCGACCGGCATCGGGATCAGCACGACGGGCATGCAGGCGGCCCTTAAC